GGTGACTGCGGGGAGGGTGCGTTCGAGGCCGACGGATCGTGTGGTCCAGAGCCGAGACGTATCAACAACCAGATCCGGGGTTCTGCCCGGTGGGCCTAGGCATGCCCGATCTTTAACTGCCTTTCCTGGTGACCCAGCTGCCTAAGGGGTAATTACGACACAGATACAACCGCCCACGAGAGTTAACGATGTTGGAGTTTATTTTGTCTGGTGCTTTGATGCTAGGTTTTAAACAACTCTACAATCATATTCTTGATGAGACGAATCTTGCCAGTTCTATCCTCTATGACCAGTGGTCCACCAACTTCTGTCGAATCCGATTTTCCACAAACCCTTTAATCACCTTTGCGGACATCGTGCCGGGATGTCCGAAAGAATCCGTTGTCTGGATCGATTTACCCACGGTATTTATGACGTTAATTATTGTGCTGGCAGTTTCCACAACAGCACAGTTCCTGTCCATAATCCGTAAAGGCATGTTGGAGAGGGGTGGTAGGCGCGTCCGGGCAGGTGAACGAGCCGCCAAGATGAAGCTACTACCTTTCTACAAACACTGGCGTGCTGAAGCGGAGTTGTTGGCTACTAATTCAGTTCTGAACGAGTCTCGCAAGCGTTGGTTGACGATCACCCTCAACCAGATGATGCTAGATAAGGTCGAACTGTCTTCCAAACAAGTGGTTGACGACACGCCCCCCGATATGGAGATTAAAATCAATCAGGCCCGTTACATCACCCAAGCCCTTTATGCTGCTGAAGTGGATCTAAATATCCCTGCGACGGCGATGGACGTGGGTCAGTGCGAGTATGATAGGTTTTTTGATCTTGAGTCTCCACAAAACAGACTAGGAATGCTCAAACAAATAATTTACGACATACAACAAACAATACCTGATGAGGACATACTACTTCAGGATCGTGCAAACCGCGCCAGAGCTGTACGGCGTAACGAAGCCAATTTGCACCAAACACCACAAGAACCATTGTGGTGGTCCCCTACAGCACCATTCTTCTGGTTCAGGGAGTACTTCTACGGGTATCATGGATCAGGAGCCCTCGCCCAGGGCTAGGAAGGACGAGTTCACATACCGCCACGGTGTCCTCGACATCAAGCGCCGCCACGGCATTTTGTCGTGAGAAAGGCAATGTTTGGTATCATCGACAAAATAGGAGAAATCCGCACCGGTAGGCTGTGTGATGAAGCTTGTCAGGGGAGAGGAGTGGGGAATCACGCGAAGGGTGTGACAGCAGTGTACGGAAGGGGAGTGTTGGGTTACGATGATCCTTTCGTTTGGACAGACTGCATCACATCTATTGCATCATCGCTGTATGGTAGGTTTATAACATGTCTGAATACATCTTATGACATGGTTCGTGTGTTACATCCGGTTTGGGATTTGGCAAATACCATAATCCCGAGCCGTCCAGCTGAGATAATACCATGGACTTATGAGCAGGTAGTTCAATCATTTACCGGCTCTAAGCGCAGACTCTATGAGCGCGCTCTGAAGTATCCAGGACTCATTGACCCGATGGTTAAAGTGTTCGATAAGATAGAGAGCTATTCATGGCGGGCAGCGAAAGATAAACCTCCCAGACCAATCAGCCCACGATCAATACAATTTAGACTTGAATTAGCGCGATATATCAAACCCATTGAGAAGTGGATCAAGACTTACAAACTACCGGGGTGCCACTTTCCTTTCTATGCTAAAGGCGCCGGCCCGCGAAAGCTGGCTAAGCGTTTTATACGCATGGGGGAAAGGTTCAAAAGGCCCCATTTCTATAGTTTCGACATGAAACGTTTTGACGGACATGTCAACTTTTTCCTCTTATCATTTGAAATCGCATTTTTGGTGGCGATCATGCCACTTGTCGCATTGCGCAACCTTTTGCAACAGTGCCTTAGAAACACCTACAAGAAGCGAAACTTGAAGGCGTTTACTTTAGGCGGCCGTTGTTCAGGAGATATCCATACTGGGTTGGGCAATACGATACTCATGTCTATGATGTGTTGGGTGGTTGGAACATATCTGGGAGTGCTGTTCGAAATTTTCTCAAATGGAGATGACACAGTTCTTGTAACGGATCGTGAAATAGATGTAGACCATGCAATCAGACTGTTTGGTTATTTTGGAATGGAAGCCAAGTTGGAGTCTGTATCGAGGACTCCTTTTGAGGTGGACTGGTGCAGATCGAGAATTGTTGAACTGGATGACGGCCCAACGTGGTGCAGGGACCCCAGGCGAGTCATGCAAACTTTGTTCAGCAATAAGCACTATGGAAACCGAAAATGGAGAGGATTACAGAAAGCCATAGCCCAATGTGAATTGGCTGTCAATTTAGGCTGTCCATTGATAGACCCACTATGCAGACGTATGATAGAGCAAGACGTCCGTGCCTGGAAGATCACCGCTGACTTTGATCCAAGCCTGTACTACAGGAAGAAGATAGCGGATGGCATTGACGTTAGCAAGAGAATGATATCACTTACCGCGTATGAAAGATATGGAAGAACCTTTTCCTTGTCTGTTCAGGACATTCGTCGGTTAGAACAGGTTGATATCAGCGACAGTCCATTGTCCAGCGCGGTATGGGGATCGTTTCACCCCCAGGGCGTTGGAGAGTCGCAATTCTAAGATCTAGTGGGTCCAGACCGCCCTGATGCCCAAAACGTTGGTCACCTGTTACCGTAAAATTTTCGTCGCTAAACAAAATGCCGAGAGACTGCACGGCGCATGCAAAGGGTCTGGATGAACAGTCCGCGGAGGCGCGGCTCCACGTAACTAGTGAAACAAACGATGCCACAACAGTTAGTTAAGAAAACCTTGAAGAAGAAAATAGTCAAGGATGTCAAGAAAGCGATCGGGAAGGTCAAACCAACGAGTCAACAACTCTCGACCAAGAGAGTCCGAAGTAGAACAGCAGCTGCTCTCAGAGAGCACGCGACCATTGCTAGCGTATCTCAGGATCTCGGTGATTTACTGGGTTCTGGTATCGGTGGTTTGCTTGGTCGTGGCGCTCGTGCTCTTTCTACATGGCTCGGGGCTGGTGATTACACTGTGAGGAAGAATAGTATGGCCAATATGAATCAGGTAGCGGCCATGCATAGTCCAAATGAAGACATTGTCGTAAGACACCGGGAATATATTGGGGATGTTATAGGTAATGCAAATGGGAGTTTCACCATCAACTCCTATGCGCTTAACCCTGGCGTACCTGAAACGTTTCCGTGGCTGTCTACCATAGCCTGCTGCTTCCAGCAGTGGGAGATGTTAGGTGGCATGTTGACTTTCCACACAACCAGTTCCGACTTAAATCTCGTGTCCCAGTCTCTAGGACAGGTTATGATAGCCACAGCTTATGACGCGATCCAACCGGACCCAACAAATAAACAGGAGATGCTCAATATGGCTTTCTCATCAGACACTAAACCGTCTGCTGACATGTGTCACCCGATTGAGTGTGATCCGTTGGAAAAATCAGTGCGACTACAGTACATTAGATCGGGAGCCCTTCCAACCGGACAGGACAAACGATTTTATGACCTTGGAACCATTTACGTCGCTACCAATGGAATCACAAATAGCGGAGGCTCAGGCAATGTCAATTTGGGAGAGTTATGGTTCTCCTACGAGGTTGTACTGCGTAAACCGAAGGTGATGGAGATGACTGAGGGTGGCCCACCTAATGCATCTGCTCACTACCAATTAGTGTCCCCATCTAATGCCAGTTCATTTGGCACTTCTAACGTCAAGCTCTATGACTCTATAGGGTTAACCCTGTCCACTAATGGGTTTTCATCGACAAATATGATAGTTGGGAGTTACTATTTGCTAGTGTACCAGGTGACTGGTACCTCAGTGTCTTGTAGCACTATTTTTACATTGTTCGGACTTGCTCCGGTGAATAGTTTCCGAAACCAGCTTTCCTCAGCAATTACAGTTGCTGGAACAGGAACCACTGCGATTTTGATGCAACTAGTTCTGGTCACTGGAGCCACCCAGAGTGCGGCAATCAATAGTTCCACGATTCCTACAACACCATCTTCAGCAGACTTCTTCGTTATTCCGGTAGACAGCAACTTCGTCTAGGTTGAGTAGCTGTTGGGTAGGCGGGCGCAGGCCATGGAATGAGTCCAAAACGAGGCGCTACCCCACTTAAGCGTGAGAAAAACAAATAATGAAAATAGGGGTGGATCAAAAACAGCACGCAATGCCCACTGGTTAGGGGTAGAGGAATACCACCAGGCGAATTCAAACGCGGTCGTAAGAAGCGACCAAGCTTTAACAGCCCAACAGATAGGGGACGGATAAGAATACTTCTGGCGTGCTCAACACGTGTCGTATGAGGCGACTAAGTGAGGGCCTATAC